GTCAATGCTCGCAGGTGCCGTGGCGCCGTTTTATACAGGAGTTGAAATCACTCCGCAGCTTAATCAGGCTGTTGTTGATAACGTAAACGGCACGGTTATCGGAATGAATATCGGTAACAACGCTGGAAATCCTACGATTCAAAACGTGTCTGAGCTTGCGATGTACTCGCATCTTTATTCCGGCGCAACTGTTACTGGCGGCTTGAACAGCGTTAACTTGTCTACGACATTCGACACAGGATCTGTCATCACTAACGGCTACACGGTGATGAATTTAAATCCTCAGATATCGACAGGAATGAACAGCGTTCGTGGCGTTCAAATGTCTGGTAACTATGGAGACGGGAACCCTGCGGTAATCGCGTCTGTTGTTGAGCTGCAAGCTTCTCCGCGATTTGCGGCGGATGCTCAGATTTCAAATCATCAAGAATTAATTTTGTCTGCAAGATTTGAAGCTGGGGCGACACTTCAGAGCGGTCAAACAGCGTGGATGTCTACGCAGTTTGACGGTCAAGACGTTGATAACTTCACAGCTCTTTCGATAAACACTCAGACAGATAACACGACCAATATCGATAACTACCAAGACATCAATATTAGTACTCAGTTCAGTAACGGCACGACCATGACTAACTATCAAGGTATCAACGTGCAGCCGAATTTAGGATCGGCGACAACGGATAACTTCACTGGTATCAACATAGCTGTCAGCGGCACGCCTACTGTTACAAATACTCCTGTCGGTCTTCAGATCAACATGGACAACTTTGTATCGGCAAATCGTACGGCGGGCTTAAACGTACAAGCGCAGTCGAACGGAATTTTCGCTAACTTCACGCCTGTTGATAATACGTTTTTCGATCAGGGTAACGGCATCAACTCACAGATGAACGTACTTGCGGGCTCGCCACTTGTTGGCACCGATGTTATCTGTAACAACTTTGCGGGTCTTGTTGTGGCTGAAGATGACGTTGCCTACGGGCCTGTTGGCTTGGGCGCATCGTTTGTTGGATTCGTGGGTCAGGCGTCGGTAGCATCAGGAAAAACAGTCGATGGATTAAATGGCGCGCTGGCTGGCTTTAGTATTCCTGCTGCTTCGACTGGCGGAACGATTACAGATGTAACCCTCTACCGAGGGATCACGCCGTTTTCCGCTGGCGGCACACTCACCATCACTAATCTGTATGGAATGAAGCTTCCGTCTGATTTAAGTAGTGGCGCAACGAACGCATGGAACATCTATGCGCCGGACGCTACGGCTAAGACGTTACTCGCATCAGGTGTGACGATGGTTGGTAACTCTAACGAGGTGGCAATCAAAGCTTCGGCATCGACTACTGCGGCCTACACGCTCACGCTGCCTGTTGATGACGGCGCAAGTGGTGAAGTGCTGACAACTAACGGCTCAGGCGTGCTGTCATGGTCTGGGGTCAACACTCCTGTCGCTCCGACGATTCAGAAATTTCTAAGTGGATCTGGCACGTATACGACACCAACTAGCCCCGCACCTTTGTATCTTCGTGTGCGAGCAGTCGGTGCAGGCGGCGGCGGCGGCGGATCTGGAACGACTACTGGTACAGCGGGAACAGCGGGCGGTGATACTGAATTCGGCACAGCTCTTATCGTAGCTGGCGGCGGTGGCGCTGGATCTCGTGGCATCGTGGGCGGAGCTGCGGGAACGGCATCGCTTGGTGCGACTGTTGGTCTTACTCAGCTTGGTCAGGGCGGCGGGATTGCAAATGGTTACGCGGGCGCGTTCTCTTCTGCAATCTTGGTTGGTGCTTACGGCGGATCTTCCGCTCTTGGCGGCGGAGCGTCCGGCGGATCGGGCCTTGTTGGTTTGGTCGGCGACAATGCGACTGCCAATTCTGGCGCTGGCGGCGGCGGTGGTGCCCCTGATCTTGTAAACAACTGTCTTGGCGGATCGGGCGGAGGCGGAGGTGGATTCGTTGACGCTCTCATTTACTCACCGGCTGCGACATACGCGTACTCTGTCGGCGTGGGTGGAACGGGCGAGACTGCGGGCTCGAGCGGCGGAGCTGGCGGCGATGGCGGAAGTGGTCTCATTGAAGTCACAGAATATTATCAATAAAGGGGCATAATTTTATGGAAGAAATTTTAGCAAAGATCCCAGACATCATTCAGGTCATTGCACTCGTTGGCATGGTTTTGACTTTAGTTGCGACTGTAGTTGTGCGCTTCACGCCAAGTAAACTTGACGATGAAGTTGTAGCGGGACTCGCTGGCAAGCTCATAAAAGTATTGCAGTGGCTTCCTACGATTGGCGTAAACCCTCGAACAAAAGCTTTGGAAGAAGCTTACAAGGAAATCAAGGGTGCTTAGTCTCATTCGAATTTTGATCACTATTGAGCGACTGGTGAGTTTAATTCTTGATGAATTGGCAAAGCAAAAAAATGAACAGCTCAGAGACGCCATTGCGGAGACAGCTAAGGCTCGGACAAAAGAAGAAAAGCTCGAAGCCCTTAGAAAGCTTAAAAGTGCGTATAACGGAAAATGACATCCAATTATGCGTTACTGTGCTTTTTCTTATTGTTACTTATTTTCTTCTTAGCGGATGTGTGAGGGTCGTGCGCGTGCGACCTGATTTTGACATGTTTGTTTATAACCCTGAGAAGCGCTGCGAATGGGTGAATGAGCAAAATCACACAATCCCGTGCGACGAGGATCTGTTGTTGCGTGATTATTTCTTAGCTCCATTGAGGGACTTAGATGACACACAAGAATGACGGCAAGTGCGAGAAGTGCTTAAGCATCCTTGGCAAGTATCCTGACTTTTATGAACCAATGAAAACTTGGTTTGTTGGTTTTCAGTCGCATCATCCAGAGGCTCATATCTCGGAAGCGGGTCGCGGCAAAGAGTTGCAAGAGATATTCTATCGTAAAGGTGCAAGCAAAGCTCGATACGGCGAGAGTGCTCATAACTACAATTGTGCTTTGGATCTTTTTGAGATGTCTGGAAAGCTAAAAGACATATATGAATTCACTTGGTTTGTTGATGTTCTAAAGCCGAATCTTCCTTCTTGGATTGTTTGGTACGGTGAGCCCAACGCTGTGTTTCGTGAATATCCTCACGTCGAAGTTAGGAATTGGAAAGCGCTTGTGAGTGCTGGGCTAGTCCACTTAGTTGAAAAGGAAGACGGGAAAGCGTGAACATACTTGCTGAAGTGGGCGTGAATGGTGATCAAGCGATAGCGGCAGCAATTGGAATTGCTGTGACGGCTATCTTTAATCTGCTTAAAAATACGCTGATGACACCCGGAACGATCAAACAGATTGAGAAAGAAAACGTCATGCGGGACGCGAAGCTTGATAAGTTATTTGAAAAGACAGACCGCATGGAAAAGCAGATCCTTTTGCTCGAGCATAAAAATGGGGAATAGGTTACTTGCAGCTATCTTAACGATCATTGTTGTGATGGCTTTGGTATTCCCGCTCGTTCATATGGTGCTTATGCAGAAGAATAAGATTGATCGCCTTGAGAGAGAGATAATGAATCGATGAGTATGGAAGTCTTTGAGCGCTACAAAGCTTATCGTAACGACCCTTGGTTATTTATAACCGAGTGTGTTTATACGTTAAACGAAGTCAACAAAGACGCTCCGATTCAACAATTCCCAGACAAGGAATATTTAAAGCTTTACTGCAAGCTTTGGCACAAGTACCCGCTGATGGCGATCCCGAAGGCTCGTCGTATGACGATGTCTTGGATGACGATCAGTCTCTATGTTTGGGATACGATATTTCATAAAGGGCGTTTTACGGCTTTTGTCTCTAAAAAAGAAGACGACGCCAATTACCTGATCGACCGGGCTAAGTTTATTGTCGACAACCTTGATCGCAATAAGATTCCAGATGAATTAATCCCTAAGTACGAGCACAAATTCTGCACTCTTAACTTCCCTTCGATCTTGTCTAAGATTCAGGGGTTCCCTCAAGGTGCGGATCAGCTTCGGCAGTTTACTTTTTCTGGCATCTTTGGCGATGAGTCTGCGTTTTGGGATAACGCTGAGAAGTTTTATTCAGCGTCTTTCCCTACGATCGACGGCGGCGGCAGAATGACGCTTGTCTCTTCTCCTGCGCCTGGGTTTTTTAAGAAGCTTTGCTTTGATGCGATGGATACGTTTGGCGATATTGATGTTGCTGAGTACGCTCCGTCTTACACGGTTCCGCTTCAAGGTGTGCGCGCATGGACGAATCCAAAGAACAGGTTCATGGTTTATGAACTTCACTACACGGCAGATCCTGAGAAGAGAGACCCTGCATACAAAGACTCGATTAAAAACTCACTGCCCATGCAGGAGTATTTGAGAGAGTACGAACTGCATTGGGATACGTTCTCGGGTCAGCCGGTTTATCCTGAATTTGGAAAGCTTCATATCACCAATGAAAAGCCGACACCGACAGCCGGTCTTCCGATGTTGATCGGTATTGACTGGGGGCTTACGCCTGCGGCTGTTATTGGGCAGTTTGATGAGGGGATTTTGACCATTTTCGAAGAAGTGGTCTTTATCAATATGGGCGCGATTCGATTTATGGAAAGAATCGCAGCTCATATCAGAATGAAATATCCATCTCACTCTGATTTAAAGAAAAACTGGAAGTGTTTCGCCGATCCTGCGGGTGTAGCGAAAGCTCAGTCGGATGAGGTCACTTGTTTTCAAGTGGCGAGTCGCTATTTCAACGTCACTCCTGGGCCTGTGGCTTGGGAAGAGAGACGTAACTCTGTGGTCAGATTCCTTATGCAGTTAGAAAAGGGAACGCCTGCGTTTCAGATCTATGGGCGCGAGTGCCCGATGCTGCTTAAGGGATTTGAGGGCGGATACCGCTTTTCGGACAAGTCATTTGATGTAGAGCCCAATAAATTAAGACCAATTAAAGATGCTTACAGTCACCCGCATGATGCTTGCCAATATTTGTGCGCTGGCGTTCGCGACGTTATTCAAACTTCTTCACGAGCTGTTCCAGTACCGGCTTACTTTCCAAATAGAGGGATAAAACATGGCGCAAGAGCTTTCTGATTCAACGATTATCACCTGCATGACCAACTATCGTCAGGAAGCTTACACAGCAAGGCTTGATCGGATTACGCAGAACCGAACAAACTTTGATTGCTATCACTTGCGCCAAGACTGGTCTTACAAAACCGAAGGTCAATCGCGTGAGTTCTTGCCGAAGATGGCAATGGCGGTTGAACAGGCGGCCAATTTCTTACAGCAAGGCTTGACGGATCTTGGTGAGTGGTTCGCAGTCGAGCCGCAGCCGGGACTGATGGAAGACATGATGAAGGTTAAGCCGAAGACGGTTTATCTTTTGCTTGATCGTCAGCTTGGTAAGGTTGGTTTTGCTCAAAGAGTAAATGATGCGGCAAAGCTTGGCCTTATCGGTTCGCTCATGATTGCAAAGGTCGGCGGAAAGTATGTGAACAAACCGATTTATCGCACAAAAGAGTCGATGAAGAATGGCTCTCTTAAAAAGGTCTTAGTTCGTGCTGAGGATAAAGTTTGGGCGCTTGATATCTCTCTTGTCAGACAAGAGGATTACTATCCAGATCCGACTGGTAGAAATCTGTATGAAATGGAAGACATTTATATGGATTACTGGGAGGTCGAGCGTCTTGCTAAGGGTAAAGACGCAATTTACGACCTCGATGCCGTTAAGCAATTATTAGGTGAAGCGGGCTCAGAGACTCCTGATAAAGAAATGCAGAAGTCTCGTGAGACTGGGCAGAACACCACGTTTTCAGGCTACCGTAAGCAGATTAAACTTACGCAAATCTGGGGCACGATCTTAGATGAGCTTGGAAACGTAGCTTACGAGAACATCGTC